GACCGGCCGTTGACTCCGGGCGAGACGGAAGATCAGGAGATGGTGCCCAACGCGACCGCGCCTTCCGTCGCCCTTACGGATCGCTCCACCACGACCTTCTCCGAACCACAGGTCGAGACCGCCATGCGCGCGGAGATGGCGCAGTACGACAAGCTCTTTGGGCAGTTGCAAACGGAGGCGGAAGGCCTCTTCAAAGAGCGTGTGCGGGAGATCGCGGCGGTAACCAGGCCGGACGGTGGCCAGTAGAGTGGCTGTCCGCTTCCATTCGACGCCGCGCGATCACGCGGTGCAGACGCGCCTGGGCGATCTGCTGGCGAATCATCTGGCCGCAGCCAACCTGATGGGACGGCTGCACATCGTCGGAGTGGGCCTGAAAAAGGCGCGGCGCCCGGTGCGCCTGGCCACCAGCTCGCGGCTGGTGCGCTTCGCGGAGGACGACGCCCAGGGCGATACCTTCAACGCGGGATTCAGCTTCGATGTGCCGGCCGAAGGCGCTATCAGCTATTTGCGCAATCTGACGCCGGTGACGCGGGATGTCTTCGACGGGCTCACCCGGCAGTACCGGCAAGATGCTTTCACGGTGGCGGGTGTCAGCGACCAGCGGTTGATCGCGAAGATCCGCGACGTGCTCTCCGACACGCTGGCCAAGGGTGGCACCCCGGCCGATTTCCGAAGCTCCGTAGATGAATTGACCTCTGAAGCCGGGGTGCAGCAGCTGGCGGCCTTCGAGCTGGATACCGTTTTCCAGACCAACGTGGGGAAAGCCTATTCGGCTGGGCGCCTGGAGCAGATGCGCGAGCCCGGCCTGATGGATGCCCTGCCCTTCTGGCAGTACTGGACGGCTGGCGACCTGCGCGTCCGGCCGGCGCACGCGGCGCTGGATGGCTTCTGCGCGCGAGCTATCGATCCGGTGTGGATGAAGATTTATCCCCCCAGCGGTTACAATTGCCGGTGTGCCGTGATTCCGGTATTGCCTGAGGACGCGCCACCAGGAAGCGATGAAGGCGGACTGGAACGGCTGCCGCTTCTGGCCCGTCTTGGAGTGCCTCAGCCCGGCTTCCACACACTTACATCTTAGTAAGTATCGCAGTTATCGCGGCTGTTTCTTCTCTCTCTCCGAGTGGCTTAGTCTCCTTGTAAGTTGGGTGCATGGCCAATGCACTCACGAAGACAGTAGACGGCAAGCCGCTGACGGCGGATCAATTTGCCTACGTGGGAGACCCCAAGAATATCGAGTCCTGGCATCTGCCGCTGGACACGCACCAGCACGTCAATTCCGCGCTGGACATGTTCGCCCACACCGATCTGCCATCGAGCGCCAAAGGGCCGACAGCGCGCAAGATCGCGGCCAAGGCCAAAGAAGAGAATCTCGACACTACGGATTTTGTGAAGAATCACCTCCCTCAGACCTTCGCCGAGGCCGCTTCGCCGTGGATTGAAGTCTTCCGCGCGGGCGATTACCGCGACAAGGGCAAGGGGCTGATTACCCGCGCCGATCTCGATCGCGTGGTGCGCAACTACGATCCCACTTATCACGAGGCCCCAGTCACCATCGGCCATCCCAGCAACGACAAACCGGCCTTCGGCTGGATCGAGCGCCTGGCGGTGGACGGCGATACGCTGCTGGCCAAAGAAAAACAAGTTGACCCGCAATTCCATGAGGCGCGCAAGGCGGGGCGCTACAAGAAGCGGTCGGCCGCGTTCTACCAGGACGCATCCGGCCAGATCACCAGTCTGCGCCACGTCGCCTATCTGGGCGCGGCGCCGCCCGAGGTGAAGGGTTTGCAGGACGTCGCATTCGACGATCACGGGCTGGAGTTCATTGAGGTGGACTTCGGGGAGGATGAACCAGTGGCAGGAGAAACGAAAACCGTAGCCGAGCAGATCAAAGCCTTCTTTGCGGAGGCTTTCGGCTCGAACGTTCAGCCGAAGACCTTCAGCGAGGACGATCTGAAGAGTATCACCGGAGAAGCCCTGGCCAACGCGGCAAAGGCCTTCGACGCGAAGGTTATCGCTTTGCAATCGGAGCTGGCCACGCAGACCGCGAAGTTTACCGAACGCGAGAAGCTCATCGCCGGCGGCGAAGTGAAGCAGCGCGCTGTGGAAGCGGCCGCCCGGCTCAAGACGGCGGGCAAGTGGCTCCCGGCCTTCGACAAGATGGGCCTCGGCCTGGTCTTCGACGAGCTGGCCAAGTCCACCGCGACCGTGGAGTTTGGCGAGGGCGACGCGAAAAAGAGCGTCACGCCGCTGGAAACCCTGGTGCTCTTCCTGGAAGGCTTGCCGAAGATCGTCCCGTCGGGGCGCGTCTTTGAAGCCGCGGCTCATGCTCGCGGCGGCAACAGCAGCGGCGATCCGCTGACCGATGCGGCCCGCGTTCGGCAGAAGGAAAAGAAGATCACCTTCAGCGAGGCGCTGGACGAAGTCGCGGCGGAGCAGCCGGAGCTGGCCGTTGCCGGCAGAACCACCGCTGGCTCGATCTAAGCGTAATCGCGTTACTGCATTTTAACGAGTGGGCGCGCCGGACCAGCGAAGTACCGCGGCCGGTGCGCACCAAACCTCAGACTTTGACAGCCCCGAGGAGGGCACATGGCGAACATCAACACTGAAAGCAAGGGTCCGAAGGGCGTAAACATCGAGGAAAGCCTCATCCCCTCCGGCTCTTCGGGCTACGCGCGCGGCCTGGCCGTGACCTATGGGACCGATCCCTATCACGCTTTGCTGAATACCACGCCGGCCAGCGCCTGCGTGGGCCTCATCGCGGAAGACGCGGTCGCCACTACCGAGGCTATCAGCGTAATCGAATTCGGCCAGACGGTGGCTCAGGTAGGCGGAGCGGTCACAGCTTTGCAGCCCTTGACCAACAACGCCGCCGGGCAGCTTGTGCCCGCTACCGCCGGTCAGCCGGTCATAGCCGTCGCCCTCGAAGGGACTTCGACGGCCGGGGATTACATCTGCGTCTTCGTCGTCGGGCTGGGCGCTTTCGCGCTTCCCGCCAGCGATGCCGTCACGCATCTCACCGGCGCCGGAGCAATCCCCGTTGTGGGTGGCACCTATGGCATCGGCAGCGCTGCAGCGCTGGCCATGACCCTGCTTCCGCCCGCCGCGGCGAACGCGCAGGACGGCACCCGGCTCTTCATCGTCGCCGAGACGGCCCACGCGCATACCATCTCGGTGAAAACCGCTGGCGGCGTCAAGGTGGCAAATTCCATCAATGGAGCCGGTGACACCGTGACCTTTGCGGCGATCGGCGACTGCGTGGAACTGGAGGCGGTAGGCGGCATCTGGGTGGTGCGCAGCCTGGTGGGCGGCGCGGCGGTCAGCGAGGTTTAACCTTTCCCGCCGGGCGCTCGGCTGATGGTCGAGCGCCCGGCGGCGCAATTCAAGCACGAACTGCCGCAAGCGCGGCTGGAGGAAGTAAATGGGCGGTTACGTTGGAACCATGCCGGCCGGGGCTCTGAATGTGGCGTTGGCGAACTTCGCCAAGGAGTTCCGCAACAATGCGTTGGTGGGCGACATCTTTGCTCCGCGCGTGCCCGTGGTCAGGCAGGCATTTCAGTATGTCGTCTGGAATCGCGACGATTTCAAACTGCCGGGCAGCACGTTGCGCGCCCCCGGCGGCAGGCCGCAGTCTGTGCGCCGCAGCTATTCGACGGCGCCGTACATGGCGACCTCTCACGCGCTGGAAGGCGACGTCCCCTTCGAAAGCGAGAGCTACGGCCTGGGCCTGGGCTTCTCGACGCGCAAGCAGCTCACCAAGCAGATCATCTCGCAGATCAACCTCGACCGCGAAGTGGCGATCTCCAAGCTGCTGTTGAGCGAGTTGAACTTTCCCAACTTCATCGATCTCAGCGCCGGAACCAATAACCAGTGGGACAAGTATCCCGCTGTGCCTGGCGCCGGGACGGACGGCTCTCACCCCATCGTGCAGATCGAGGCGGCCAAGGCCATCCTTCGCCAGGCGGGCGTGCAGGATGCCGACATGGGCCTGCTCCTGAGCGATCCGGTGGTGGTCGCCTTGCAGAATCATCCGGACATCATCAATCGCTTCAAGTACACCAGCCCTGGCTCGATCTCTCTCGATCAGCTCTCGCAGGTTTTCCGCGTCAAGTGCATCCAGGGCAGCGCCATCCTGCTCAACCGGCAGAATGCGGCTTCCTGGGTCTGGGGCAGCAACGCCTTCCTGGGCTACGCGCAGGCCGCGCCCACTCAGGACGATGTTTCCTGCGCCAAGACCTTCGTCTGGACCGGCGGAACGGACGGGAACGGCGCCACCATTGCCGCGCCTCCCTCGACCGTGGACGGCTACGGCGTTCTGGAATGGATCGAGCCTCACCTGTCCGAAAAGAAGTACTGGCAGTCGGTGGATTGGTACTACGATATCCGCGCGACGGCCTCGGAGACGGGCATTCCCCTGCTCAACGCGCTGAGCGTCGCTCCTGTCATGGGCACGATCCCCGGCGACATCGAGGGCTGAGTAGCACCGTAAACCCCAGCGGGTGCGTCCAACCAGGCGCGCCCGCTCCCAACCTCTATTCGGAGTTGGATCATGGCATCCAAGAAAAAAGCAATTGAAGAAGACTCTCCGGCCGGGACTGCCAGCTATCGCATCCTCGCGGGCTTCATTTTCGATCACTGCATTTACATCCGCGGATCCAAAGCTCCTTTTTCCGAGCACAGCGCCGCGGGACTGCTCAAGCGCGGATTGATTGAACCCGCGGTGGATGGCGAATAACCATGGCCTACGCGACCCAAGCCGACCTGGTCCCTCTTCGCCTGACGACGAAGGACCTGACCGAGCTCACTGACGATGACAATACCGGCACGATCAATGCCGCGATTGTCACGGCGGCGCTCGAAGAGGCGTCGGGCCGCGTGGAAAGCTACTGCCGCCAGCGTTACGTCACCCCACTGCAGCAATCGGATGACGTGAAGGCGCTGACGCTCGACATCGCCGTTTACCTGCTCTTCAGCCGGCGGCGCGAGACCACCATCGGCGAGACGGCGCAGCAGCGCTTCGACCAGGCCATCTCGTTTCTGAAGGACATCGCGGCCGCCAAGGCCTCGCTCGACCAGCCGTCCACCTCTCTCCAGCCGCAGGTTTCGCTGGGCGGACCGACGATCTCGAACAAGGACGGGCATTTGCGTTACAGCGATCGCCACATCGAGGGGTACGTTTAATGGGCGCGGAAGTCATCCAGATCGACGATGCCAATGTGAAGATCGCGCTGGGCAAGTTCCGCCTCTCGCTGGCCCAGAATGGCGAGCTGATGAACGATATTGGCGCGTCCATGCTGTTGAGCGTGCGGCGCACCTTCCGCGAGCGGGGTTCTCCGGCCGGCTCCTGGATGCCGCTGGCGCCATCGACCATCCGAAGCGACCCCAAGCGGTACGGCGCGGGCCACAAGCTGCTGATCGGCAAAGGCAATCTACTCAACTCCATCGGCTTCCAGGCCGAGCCGGGCAGCGTGGTGATCGGGACCAATCTGAAGTACGCGGCCGTCCACCAGTTTGGCTCGCGCGATCGCGGCTCCATTGGCGTCGGCCCGCGCACCCAGGCGATGCAGGATGCGACGGCCAACGTCAAGGAACACAGCTACGACCGCCTTTCGGCCAGCCTGGGCACTGGACGCCAGAACATCATCAACGCGCGAGGACGCCGCCAGATCGTGAATCGCGCGATTGCCGGTCCTCGCAATCAGATGCGCGTCCACGTCGCCGGGCACACGCGTCACCAGAACATTCCGGCGCGGCCCTACCTGGTCTTCCGGCCTGAAGATCCTGGCCGCATCCAGAGCCTGGTCAACCGCTTCATTCGCCAGGCCGTGGCAGCGGCTGGCTTGGGAGGCGCGGAATGAGCGGCTCTCCCTCGCAGTTCCAGATTTCTTACGTCGAGAAAGCGCTGATTGCGCTGCTCAAGAGCGTGATGCCGGCGGCCTACGGCACCGTGGCTGCTCCGGTGCTGGTGGACATCGACTCGATCGGCGACAAGGATTTCAACGCGCAGGGCCAGCTGGCGCTCAAGCCGCCGTCCATCCGGGTGCGCTTCGGCGGCGCGGAGTTCAACAATCTGCGCGACAATCAGCGGCTCACCTACGAAGCCGGTCTGCCTTTCGAGGTGATGTGCTTTGAGTCGAGCCTGCGCTCGAAGGCCGACGAGCGGTTGAAGACGCTGGTGCTGGTCGAGACCACGCTCAATCAGCTGGCCGGCGCGCGACTGGCGCTGGCCGACGGCTCCAGTACGTTGCCGCTCACTCTCAAAGGCGTTTCGCCGGTCATCACCGAGGATGGGCCGGTCGACCAGCTCTTTGCCATCACGGTGCTGGTCAACGGCATCGCTCAATTCGACGGCCCCAATGCGAGGTTTGGATCATGACCACAGCAGCTTCCGATTTCGTCCAGGTGCAATTGAGTGCCGCGGGCCTCAACTACGCTGGCCAGGGCGCGACAGTGCGCATTGCCAACGGGCATTTCAGCTACGTCTTCACGGGCTCGACTCCGGTGCGCGTGCTTACCAGCGAATGGCGGCGCGTGCTCTCGCTCAAGCTGCACCTGGGCCAGCCCGTCTTCGAGATTGCACCGGCCGCGCCCGTTACAGCCACGCCGGCCACTCCGGCAGCGGCCGCGCCGGTCACCCACGTCATCTCCGCGCCCGCCAGCCACACGGACGCTCCAACCGCTTCTGAAACTACGCACGAGGTGAAGTAATGTCGGGACCGTTCAATTTTCTTTCGCAGTGGAAAACCGCCCGAAACCTGATGCTCAGCGTCAACAGCCAGGCGGCCTGGAATACCGCGCTGGCGGACGCGGCGCTCACCCAGCGCCAGCGTTTCGACGGCGCGGCGGTTCTGGAACGGAAGATTACCCGCCGCTCCGACATCGCGTATGCCGGCAAAGGGACAGCTTTCGCCACCAACGGCCAGATCACCAGCTACGACACCGGCTTCACCGGCCTCAAGGCTGAGCTTTCGCCCTGGCTGGCCGGCTGGCTGCTGGCCTTCCTGATGGGCCAGGACACGGTGACCGGCGTGGCGTCTCCCTATGCGCACTCTTTCACCTTCGACGAGAGCACCCGCACCGCGGTGCCCACGACGATCTACCTCGAAGACACCGAGGACGTGCATTACAAGTGCCCGGATATGTGCCTCAACGACATCACGCTGACCATCAGCGAGCTCGGCGCCATCATGGCCGAGGCGAACCTGATGGGCACGGGCATCCAGATTCTGGGTTCGATGCTGACGGCGCTTCCGGTTGCGCCTACGGAAACGTACCTGCTGGGCTCGGATGCCGCGCTGAACTTCGGCCCGGTCGGCTCTCCTGCCAGCTTCATCGGCCGCCACATGAGCACCACGCTCAAGCTGGAGAATCAGCTCCAGGTGCATCGCGCTCCCGGTGGCGGCCTCTATGGCATCTTCGTCCGCAAGGGCAACCCCAAGTTCTCCCTCTCGACGACCTTCGCCGCCAAGGACACGGATGACATCTACACGCTCTTCGCCAACGACACGGCCAGCGATTACAACCTGACCGTCAACTCCGGCGCGGCCGCGCAGCTCAACATCTCCATCCCCCAGATGCACCTGAAGACCACCAAGCTGGGCTTCGATGGCGACATGACGGTCTGGCAGGTGGAGAACGACGAAACCACCAACTACCAGGCGGCCGGTGTGCCTCCCATCACCCTGGGGGTCACCAACGCCG